ATCGGAACTTATCGATTACCTGAGTTTAATTCTGGTTTCTGGAGAATGCCCACCTTCTGTAAAAGAGACGGAGGTTTTATGTTCGCTTACACTATGCCTACTCAATGGCAGGATCTGAAACCTCATATGGCTCATATAGGATTAACCGATAAAACTCTATTCACGTTGTGGGAAACTAGACATGAGTTTTATGCCGCTCATTTTAACACCGTATGGGCTGAACAGCTCAGAGGTGGTGAAGTTAATAGTTTCGCCGGCAGTCAAGGTCTGAGTGTCCCTCTGTGTATCATAGAAATTGATGAGAAGGTGCTCGGTGGCACTGATCCTAGAATGATTTATACACCAATGACGAGGTCGTGTTGGATATTGTTCGTCATTAAGTGGAGTAATCCTAACAGATGTGAAGCTTTGGAAGATGCTCATCCTGTTTTCAAACAATTAGCTTACTATCGTAAGAGGTATGTTCCAGGTCATAGGTTAAAATTACACCCAGAACACACTGTGTCTATATACGATTGTTGTCCCAATATTTCTAGAGATGGTATGGAAATTGTTCTTTCCGGACCACCTGAGAAGTTAAGGAATTGGGAGTTTGTAAAGCAGTGGCATGCTCCAGATCAGTTAGAGAGATTCATAGATCCTGATGAGAAAAGAGCTGGTAGTAGACTTGATTATGACGACGAAGTTTACGAAAAAGCTTATCAATTTTGGGTGCACATTGACACTCACGAGGAGTATCACGAAGTTGAAGTGAATGTTCCTGAGTATTTTCCCCCAGAACCAAATATACCTACGTCCATTCCAATTGAAGATGAGGAAGGATTTATAGAAAAGCATTCCATGTTAATGGAGAGATACATAGGTGAACTAAAACAGAGAGGAGAATATTCATTACAATTACCTGATGAACAGCAGCAAAGAAAAGATGCTGTAAATATTATGCAAGCTTTAGTTGACAAGGAACCTGGGCCAAATAGACGTATTAAGCGGACTAATGTACTTAGACGCTTGAAAGCCGGAAACCCATATGAGGATCCTACCAAGTTTATGCCGAACATATACAATTGGGGATTGAGGCAGATGGCTAATGATAAGGTGTCTTATTTAGCTGCCTACCAGCAGAGAATCAGATTTGCTTCTGTTGAGGAAAATCTCGAGCAAATTAAAACTCAAGAGGAGTTTGGTCATCTTTGTTGGAGATCGCTAACTGAGTATCTTGGGTGGCATGGAGAAGTCGCTTTTAATGAGTTACAATACGACAAATGTGTTGAAGCTTTCCAGATCAGAAGAGGTGACAGGAGTCAAGCTCTGAAAAGAATGTCTCTTAATAGAGCTGAACCTGATTTTGGCATTCTTATGACTGCAAAGACACAATGGAAGCTTAAAGATCGGGTTCAAAGTGCAGCGAAACCTCTTCAACCGGTTATGGTTCATGCTGATGAGTATTTATTCGA